ATTCGTCTCTAGCAAAGACTAATCGACAGCCCCCCATAAGGATTTTTATCGTGGCAAAATACGTTTATGATATCCAAGCGATAGATAAATTTGACGACATGATAGAACTAAAGCCTTATGGGGGGCTGTCGATTAGTCTTTGCTAGAGACGAAGGAATACATATCCTTGGCCTTTTCCATTAGCTCTTCAAGACTGTACATCTGGTAAGCGTCTTTAAGGTTATCTTCAAGCTCTTCATAAGACTTCTTACCTTCTTCCATCATTCTCTCATAGAACTGAATGTTCATATGATACTGTTGGTCCATGTAGTCCTTTGCAAGCTCTAGAACTTCTGCACGGATTTCAAATGGGTTCTTGTTAGACATTACTTGTCTCCCTTCATCATTTCAGCAAGTTGCTCGACCTGTGAAGTCGTTTCCTTTAGCTGATTTTTGAAGAAACCCATGGTGTAGGCATCGTATGCATCGCTGAATGCCTTCCATCCGTCTACTTTTAGATCGACCATTGCGTTCCAAAACTTCTTCTGGTGGTCGATTACTTGATCTTGGTTCAAAAACATTTCTGTCTCCTTCTGTGTGTGTCTGTGTGTGTAAAAAGTGGGGGTATGGTTCACACCCTCCATACCCCCTAGTATTGAGAAGCGACGTTTCGTCTTCTTCGTTGGAGGCGAAAAAATGAAAAAACGCTAGTCGCTTCCCAATCCCGTGAGAAGGGGCTATTGCCCCTTCCCTTACTCCGTCAATAGTTGCTTGTCGGAGTTAATCGCAATTAGTCTCGGTTTCTTCGACTCCGGGACCACGTTGCGAAGCTTGATTGATAGAAGACCATCGGAAAGGTCTGCGCCCTCTACCTCTACAGTATCTGCCAATGTGAACTTACGTGTGAATGCTCTCTTGGCAATACCTTTGTGTAGGTACTCGGCGGTCTCGCCTTCCTCGGCTTTACCTTCTACCGTCACCACTCCCTCTTTCACGGATACTGAAAGTTCCGATTCACGAAATCCCGCTACGGCGATTTCGATTTCGTACTGTTCTTCTCCTACCTTGACAATGTTGTATGGTGGATATGGTGAGTTGTTGAAATCCGACGCCATCTGTAGTCGATCTAGAATCTTATCGAAGCCTACTGTGAAGGTGTCGTATGGGAATTTGTCTACGTATTGCTTACTGTGCATGTTTCATCTCCTTTATTAAGCAAGATTGAATTATGGACCCCTAATGGGCATCCGTACTATTTATACGCCAGTACTGCCAAATCCACCCTCTCGGTTAGATTTTTTTTCTGGTGCATCTTCCACCGGGACAAAGTTGTACCGATGTGTCTCTACGATTTCAGCCTGTGCAATTCTCATGCCATCCTCAATAACGAAATCCTCTTCGGACGTGTTGTGCAGCATAATCATCGTCTGTTCTACATAATCAGGATCGATAACGCCTTCTGCGTTCATCAGAGTAATACCATACTTCAAAGCAAGCCCCGATCTTGGGTGTACTCTCAGAGACTGATTTTCGTCCAGATCGAAGATAATGCCGGTTGGAATAAGTGCTCTCTCCCCAGCACGAAGCTGATATCCTCCAAACATGTCGATGGGGGCAAGGTATTTTTCGTTTTTCGTGGTATAGGTGGCTATGCCATCGGCCCTGTCCTTGAATTCCTTGGTGGTGTTGAACGCCGCCGTAAGGTCAAAGCAAGCCGATAGATCACTGCCCATGTGTGGATCGTAGCGATATGTATCGTATATTCTATAGAATTTCACATTCATCATTTTCTCCCAATGCTATACTTGGGAACAAGTTCCCATTCACCCTTCTCTTTATATGCCAAAATCTTGATCTGTGATAACGGAGCAACGGGGTCTTCTACCTGTTCCGGTCTCTTGGTTTTAACCAACTCCCACTGTTCTAACAGGTTGACAATAGAGTTTCTTCTTGCCTTGTCTTCCGTATCAAAGTTATTGACCTTACCATCCAACATAAACAGTTCCTTGAAGTGTACAATGTAGTACTTGCCCTGCTTATGTAAAATGTGACATGACTGGTATAGCTTCTTGTCTTTCCTTGAAGCTACGCCAATTCGCGTAAGTGTTTCCTTGACTTTTAGAAATGCATCGCTGGTTGGTAGCTCTACCTCCACAAGGTTATTAATCAAATCATCTTGGGTCATTCAATTCCACCTTCTTCTTGTTGTTCTTTCAAATAGTTCATTTGTGATACAGACAACAAAGATAGATATTGCTTTGCGATGTTGGGATTGACCCCATATGCCTTACATACAATATTCAACTCTTCATCGTCCTGCTTCTTCGCCCACTTTGCATATCGCTTCTTGGGTCTGATACTATTTATATAGAACTCGTACTGAGGACGATTGTCTAGCTCATGATGTAGGTTCATCAGGTTGGCATGTAGAATGGTATCTTGGTGCTGGGAAAACGCCAAGTTAGTCAGCCAAGGGCTATAACCCTTCTCTGCTTCCTTGTCATCTTCCGTACCTCTCATCAAGTTTTTCTTATCATAGCTGGCATCGTTTACATAATCAAAGGGGTTCGCCATCGTAGCCACTCTCATCAATATGTGTTTTTTCCATTTTCTTGGTACACTTACGGCATAGGTGAGCTTCACCAAGTCTGGGCTCCCCGGCTTCTTCGTACCTGTATTTAACAACAGAGCCCGTCTTTTCGTCTACCTTGCGGTTGCATATCAAGCATCTTGGTCGCTTCTTGAATAGTCCGATCATTTCCACTGCACTCCCGCCATAAGTTCTGCCAGCATAGCCACGCGGTTAATCTCTGGATTGGCCACGAAAGCTTCCTTGTACTGGTACTCCGCCAAGGTTAGAATGGCCTCTGCCGTGGCCGTGGTGCTGCTACATCTCTCTGGAAGCTCATCGAATAGCTGTCGATAGAAATTTGAACTATCGATGTCCGAGTTGGCCGCAACCCACTTACGCACATCTGTGAAGTTCTTCTCTTTCATCAGGCCAAACAACTGTTCAAGGTTCTCGGCTGTCTTGTTGCTGAGAATGCCTTCATCGATCTGTCCCGTCGAAGAGTATCGCTGTAGCTCTCCCAATACTCGTCGGAAGTCTGGGAAATAGTACTTGATGACCTCTGCCAGAACAGCGTTGTCATAAGGAACTTTCTCATTTTTCAATATCCACTTGGCCCGCTTGTAGTAAGCGGCTGCGATAGTCTGCATCTCGTCAGCCGGAATTTTGAAATCCACGACGCTGCACCGCGAGCGAATGGCCTCATGAATCTTGTTCACGTGGTTACACGTCAGAATGAAACCACAATTCTTGCTGTACTTCTCAATGAAATTGCGAAGCGCGGGCTGGGTAGATTGTGGGTTAAGGTGATCTGCTTCATCCAGCAACACAAACTTACGCCCACCCCCAAAAGAGACAGATGACGCAAACTCTTGGATATCTACGCGGAGAGTATCGATATTACCATCCAGCGACCCGTTGATTTCGATGTAGTCTGCCCCAATCTCATCCAGCATGGCCTTGGCCGATGTGGTCTTGCCGGTCCCCGGCTTACCGGATAAAATCAAGTTTGGAATCTCATCCTTTGTCACAAAGGTCTTGAAGGTCTTTTTCAATTCCTCGGGAAGAATGGTATCTTCGATCTTGTGTGGCCGGTACTTCTCGGCCCAGATCATAAAGTCTTTTGCGTCAGTCATCTTTTAGAAGCTCCAATCCTGCATCATTCATAAGTCGGTAATAGATATTCATTACCTCATCTGGTGGCACAGAGCCCCCAGTTTTTTCCATCACATAAGCGACAAATTCCTTGCCGGTCATGTTTATATAAGCATCATCTCGTACTATGTCAGCAACAGCCAAGTATAAATTACGAAGCGGCCTCGACGCTCTCGGAGTCCTGTCCGTCATCTGCTTCCTCTTCCTGTTCCGCCGGTTCTCTGGTCTTCTGAGCGTACTCTAGGAACCCCTGTAGTTTATTTCGAAGCATACCTACCTCAAACATCTCGTCGCCGCGTATGGCCCCTCTCTGGGCCGTAGCGTCGATAATTTGGAGCATTAGTGCGAAGTCTCGCACCGTAATGTTTATGCTTTCTTCATCAATCGTCTTCTTCATATGCAATCCAATACTCTACGTTGTTGGTTTTGAAATGGACAAAGCCATCAGTGACAGTAACTGTATAGTCGGCAGGAATGAGTTTCAAGAACTCAAACTTGATATACTTGGAAAACCTCTGTGTCTGTTCCTTGGCAACATCAAGCTCAAACGTATTTGACGCCTTGTTGTTGGTCCCTGTTGTGACCTTGACGTTCTCGCCATCCAGAACGAAGAAGATGTGCTTCGACTGTAGAATGCTAGCAGCCCGAGTAATGCTCTGAATGTTCTCCCAACTCAGGTTGAACACCACCAACACATCGTCATCGTTAATGGGAATATCCCTATCCGGGGGAAGATGACCTAACATGGTCTTGTCCCCATATTTGTACTTGATGGACGAATGATTTGCCTTGATATCGAAATACTTGTCCTTGAACTGAATGTCCGGTGTCTCGCTAAACATGGTCACGGCAGAGATGAAGCGGGATAGATCGAATACCCCGGCCTCTTTCTCAATCGTCTCGTTTAGCTTGGCCTTGGCCATGACAGTCTTAGACTTGGACATGGTGCGAATTTCATTGCCCGGTTTGAACAGAATGTTGGGCTTAATCTCTGAAAAGTTTTTCAGAATTCGCATTGTCTCTTCACTGAATTTCATCATTTCTTACCCTTTGCTA